CCACGGGCGATACGTCTGCGGGTGATGCCGCCGCTATGGGCTATGCTGCGGCGGATGGTTTGGTGCTTACAGGTCAGGGTTCTACATCAGACGTAACTATTAAGAACGATGCAGACGCTACAGTAATGTCGATACCAACAGGTACAACGGGCGTGACGTTTGCGGGTACTCCTACGTTTCCTGATGGCAGTATAAACATTGCTGATCTGGATATTGATGGCGGTACTGACATTGGAGCAGCGTTGGTCGATGCTGACTTAATGGTTGTTGATGATGGTGCGGGTGGGACCAATCGAAAAGCTACCATGTCTAGGCTTGCTACCTATATGGGTACTAAGATCGGTGGGGGTACGGAGTTTATTTCATCTACTGGTGAAATGTCAAATGTTGCTGCTGCTAGTTTTACAGGTTTTGACTCAAGTAAGTATGATGATTATGTATTTCGCTTTAATTATGTACGGCCTGTTTCAGATAATCAAAAATTGTTTGGTCATGCAAGTACAAATGGTGGTAGCAGTTATGATGAAACTAACGGTAATTATCACTTTAATGGCTTAACAGATACAACAGGTTTTAATATTAATCACCAAAGTGGTGCAGGAGATGATACAAACGAATATGGCATTGTAGGAGAACTTAGATTATTCAAACCTCATGCTAGTACATATACGACTGCATATGCGGCAACAGTTGTTTGGAGCATGGGCGGCTATCTATACAGAGGCGCTGATGGTGATTACCGTGGTTCAGGCTATCTTTTTACAACTGAGGTAAATGCAATTCAATTTAAATTTGGCAGCGGAAATATACTTTCAGGAGAGATTAGTATGTTCGGAATAGTAAACTCATAACACAACAACAAAGGAAAAGCAGAAATGCCCCGCTACCATAATATAAACGGAGAAATGGTGCAGTTCACTGCCCAAGAAGAAACTGCCCGTGATGCAGAAGAAGCGGCATGGGCTGCGGGGGCCAACACCCGTGCAGCGGCGTCTGTGCGCGAAGACCGCGACAAGAGATTAGCAGAATGCGATTGGATGGCTAATTCTGACGTAACAATGGCAAGCGCGTGGACAACGTACAGACAAGGGTTGCGTGATGTACCAGCACAGTCTGGGTTTCCAAACAGCGTCACATGGCCCACTAAGCCTACTTAGGAGATTATAAGATGGCAGGATATATCGGCAGCAAAGGCTCTGGAATTATCTCAGGTATTGATGCGTCTATTGCGGACCTCAACCTGACGGATAAGGCTTCAGCCAACGGCACCACAGAAGCCAATAAAGTTCTTACTGCTGACGGTAATAAGGACGTTACTGCGATCCGCAACTTGACTGCTACAGGCACTGTTACACGCGCCCTGACACGCGGCTCTATTGATGTTGGCAATAGTTCTGGTGTGTCTACGCCTCTGGCTATCGGCGGTGCAAATACACTGCTTCAATCCGATGGAACAGATGCGTCTTGGGCTACTGTTTCTGGATCAGATAGCAGGCAAGAATTTGTAGCAGATGGGACGGTTGGTGCAAGGGCAGGAGTTTTTCTAACTGTAGCTGGTAAGGTGTCTGCAAGCCCAGCTTATTTATTATCTGATTATGACCAAATATCCGATTTGGGAACTGTGCGGAACCTCCAAGCCAGTGCTGCCTACAGCGGGGCCAGCGGTTGTACTGCTTTTTCTACACAAGACAACAAAATTGTTAGTGTAATGAAAAATATAGTTTATAGCACTGCTATAAATATGCAATATATGGTAAGCACGTTGGCAGCAGATGGCACGTTATCTCACGGCTCCCTTTTAGACTTCAATACTAGCAGCTTCCCATATATAACCGCTATTAACATGAAATATAATGCCGCTATAAACAGATTTATCTGTTGGGGCGGAAACGGCTACGGTCCCGGAGTGTCGGGCGTTGCCAATACTCAACAATTCATTGCTATAGGAACGCTAAACGCAAGTAACAATACCGTTGCTTGGACTTTTTCTAATGTTACCAGCGTTGGTTATTATTCAGGCTCATATTCTAGTATACCCTACTCTACAAGATCGTGTAGTTTTAACTATTGTCCTTTTGATGTTGCTACTGATGGGAGCCATATGGCTACTATAGCACAAGGCTATTTTGACAACAATGGAAGCGCCCTACAGACCAGCATGAGAGCTTTTTCTATAAATGCGTCAAACAACACTGCCTCTGGTGGCTCTTGGGTAACTATGAAACACGCCAACAGTAATGTAATCGCAAACTATAACGGCCCTTACAATGTAACTTGGCACAATGGCACTTCACAATACATCCTTCAGGTTTATGGGGGAAATGTATACGGCATAAACACAAGCACTTATGCTGCGTATAACAATACAACCGTTTTTTGGTTAGCAACAGTGAGCGGCAACACTATCTCTCAAGTCACTACAAGCAGTATGCTTAAAACTGACGGTAGCGGACTTAGTAGTGGTTATAGTGCGCCACAGAATAAGGATATAGTATGGGTTGCGACTGATAATGCTAATGTTTTATGGGGCATTAGTGGGACTATGGATTACACTAACGGCATAGTTCTGCACAGAGTTACAATAGGTAGTGGTAGTCTTAGTTCATACAGCCGATCTGACGTAATTAATCTTAAAGACTCACAGTTTGGCAATATTAGCATTGTTGGCGATGGAATCGCTAGTTGCAATACAGTAAATCCACTTCCTGTAAATGGTGGAACCTCATCCCCTAAGTGGCTTTTAAATTTTTTAAACACTAACATTAGTGCTACGGGTTTATTAAGTACGGCTAAATGGTCTGCGGAAATTACATACGACAGCTCCACACTTGGCAGTGTTACTTATTCGGAGGGGAATGGAGTACCTAGTCAACCATTTGATGCCCCCGGTGTTACCCAATACTATCCTTCGGGGGGTAATTGTTGGGCCTATGATTCTAACAGGAATCAGGCTGTTGGAATTGGAACAACCACCACTTCTGATGGCACATCCACACAGAAGTACATTACGGCTGTTGCGGTAAAAACAGGGGATAAAGGTTCTCTTAATAACGTCATTGGTCTTAACGATAGTTCATCTAGCGTGTCAGATGGCAATACAGTGACAACGGCAATGATGGGTAGTGTAGTGTCTGGATTTAGCGGTTTGGGGATAGGTAGCGAACTACTATCTTCTAACGGATCAACAGTCGGAAGAGCTATTTCCGCGACTAAAGTTTTTGTAACTGCTGATGGAAGCGGTGGGGGATAAGAAAATGTATATTCCAGAAAATTTACCTGTATTTACTGCGTGGTATTCTGTTGCCGATATTCCCAATAAGCCGCCGCAGGAACCAGAGTCTTCGATGTATGCTTTTCAAGTTTGGCGTAACTTAAAACTGTGTGAAAGTGATTTTATGGCTTTAGGCGATACGTCAACAATGTCTACGGATTGGGCAACATATCGACAGGCTTTGCGTGATTTACCCTCTAATGAAAATTATCCTGCAAACTTACTTGACCCAACATTTGTACCGCTAGACCCTAACGGAGAATAACTATGACCAAAGCCAGAGATTTAGCAGGGTTCTCGACGGGTTCGATTACCAACACCACGGCTGACGGCCTTATCCTAAAAGGCGATGGTAGCAGCACAGACGTTGTAATTAAAAACGGCGCTGACGCTACGGTGGCATCAGTCGCAGATGGTACAGTAAATATTGCTGCTGCGGGTTCCATAACAGCTACAGGCGCGTCTGTGGGCGCGTTGGCTAGGGGCGCTATACAAGTAGGCAACTCGTCAGGTGTGGCCGCAGCGTTGGCTAAAGGTACGTCAGGCTATGTTTTAACCGCAGGTGCTAATGACCTATCTTGGGCTGAAGGTGGCGGCGGCGGGACAGAATTTATTGTTTCATCTGGCGCTATTTCAAACGCATCAAGCGTAGCTTTTACAGCTTTTGATTCAAGTAAATACGATCACTATGTTTTTTGGTTTCAGAATTTTCAATGTAACAATAACGGGGGTGAAATTAGAGTGCAAACAAGCACTGATGGCGGTAGTAATTATGCTACATCAAATGGCGATTATCATTCTGGTGGAAACACCGACAGAGAGGGCATGATGTTGTTAGGCCCCTTTGGTGTTAGCATTATAGCAGGGAACCCC